TCGCGCTCGCCCTTGATCGTGCGCAACTCGCGCCGCAACGCGGCGAGCGTCGCCTTGCCGCCCTCGCCCAACTCGTCGTCGGTGGGGGCGGGCACTGCATCAGCAACCCCAGCAGGCGGCGTCGCGCCACCTTCGGGCGTCGCGCCCGACGTGGGGGTGGGGTCAGCCATCGCGGCTCACTCCTTGATCGATGGGTGGTGTCGTGTTCTGGTCAGGGGGCGGCTGTGAGCCGTTTCCCTGCCCCCTCCCGTCACCGGAACGGTCGGGCAGAGACTTCAGTCGACGCATACGCTCGATCTGCTGTGGCGACTCCCCGTGCATCGCCCACAGCACCTCCAGCGGGTAGCCGATCGTCTGCAGCTTGATCAGCGCGTCGACGAGTTCGCCCTCGCTGCGCGACTCCGGGTCCTGCCACAGCGTCTCGGCGTTCGCCGCCGCGCCGCGCACCGTGTCCCCGCGATACAGGAAGGCGAGGCGCATGCTCTCCTCCCACGTCTCGCCGAACGTGATCTGCTTGCGCTTGGCCTTAGCCACGAGGCCCGTCTCGGTCGCCTTCAGCGACTCGCCGGACGGGAACGACCCCGACTGGCCGAGCAGGTAGTGCGGCGGCGTGCGCGTCTGCGCCGCGATGTGCCGCACCGTCATCTCGATCAGCGCGACGTACTTCGTGAGGTCCGCGGCCTCGAAGCTGCCGAACTTGGCGTTCTCGTTGCCCTCGGTCCACAGGCGGGAGACCGCGGCCACGAACTCCTGGATCGGCAGCTCGTTGCCGTCCTCGTCCTTCTGCGGCTCGATCCCGGTCGCCCAGCGTTGCGGGTAGGCGGCGTATTCGGAGGCGACGACGGCGTCGGCCAGGATCTTGTTGATCAGGTCCTGGATCGGGATGACGCCGGCGATGTCCGAGCGGCCGCGGCGGTAGCCGCGCCGGCGGCCGGGCCGGTTCAGGAACGCCACCATCGGCACCTCGCCCAGCGAGTGCTCGACGACGTCGTCGAGCTGCCAGCCGCCGGCGTCGACGGTCACCGTGGCGGGCATCCAGAACGCCGTGGGCAGGTTCGGACGCTGGGTCTTGTCGTCGACGAACTTGTAGACGGCGTCGTCGAGGTAGACGTTGGCGTGCTGGACGCCGTTCTCCTCGGCCCACAGCTTAAGCGCCGCCAGGCGCCGCCGCGGGTTGGCCGGGTCGAGCTCGACGTAGGTCTCGCACGGGTGCTCGACCGTGATCTTCGGCGCCGTGTCGCCCCGCGGCGGCTCGATGAGCACGTTGAACTCGCCGGTCTTGACCGCGTCGGTGTGCCCGACCACGGACTCGGCGTCGAGGCCGTTGATGCCCCACAGCTCCCAGGCGGCGTCGTCGGCGCCGGTGTCGGTGCCGAACCGGAACCCCTCGACGTCGAGGCGCTCGACCGCGGCGTCGACGACCAGGTCGCACCAGTTGTCGGCCAGCGGCGCGAACAGGTCGCCGAACGCCTCCCGGTACTTCGAGGTGGCGAACAGCAGGCGGTGCTCGCCGTCGTAGTAGGCCTCGTAGCGATCGATCCGCGCGCGGCGCTCCTCGAGCTTGAGCTGGAGGTCGTACAGCCAGACGCGGACGTCGTCTTCGGATAGGCGGGGCAGCGGGGGCTCCTCAGTGGAATCTCAGGCCGCCCCGCGGGCGGGTCTTGAACAGGCGGCGCTCGATCGCGTGGCCGCGGGCGGCCCAGGCGAGCACGGCGGCGACGGCGGCGTCGATCTTGCGGTCGCTCTTCTTGTGCTCCTTGACGAGCACGTACGGCGGCCGCTCCTCGGTCCGTCGCCGCTGCTCGGAGCCGATGAAGAACTTGCGGGCGTTCTCGACGTGCGCGCGCAGCAGCTCGTGGCCGTCGTGACTGGCGTGCTTGTCGTGCACCGCGGTCTCGAGCGCCTCGCAGCTGCGCGAGTGGCGCTCGTACTGGCGGGTGTCGTACTTGACGATCCGCTCCGGGCCGTACTCGCCGGCCCAGGCGTCGACGTAGTCCTTCCAGTAATGCTGGTCGGCGTAGACGAGCGCGACGTCGTGGTCGCGCATCGCCTGGCGCAGCGTGCGGTCGACGTCGGCGGTGTCGACCTGCCACAGCCGCCCGGCGGCGCCCTCGGGCTTGGCCCAGATCTTGACGACGAACAGGAACCCGTCGGCCGTGCAGCCGATCAGCGCGGTGGCGTCGTCGTACAGGGAGCCGTCGAAGCCCAGGACGATCTGCTCGCGCCGGCCGACGTGCCGGCGGGCGTTGGCGATCGCCGCCCAGTCGTCGGGATTCAGCCAGGCGTTGGCGCCCTTGACGAGCTCGTTGAGCCAGTAGCGGCGGAGCTTGGCGAGGTCGTTGCGCGGGTCCTTGAACCGCCGCAGGATCGCCTCGACATTGCGGAAATCCGCGGCCAGGCCGGAGGCCTCGACGATCGCCTCGACGAGCAGCTGCTCGACGTCGGGCTCCATCGGGCCGGCCTTCTTCAGCCTCGACCACAGCGCCGGCCGGTTGGTGGCCTGCAGGTGGTCGAGCAGGAAGCCCGGCATCTCCAGCTCGCCGGCCTGGATCTGCCGCCACAGCTCGAAGTCCTTCTCGAGCACCGAGCCCTCGCCGGGCTGGAAGACCGTGCTGGTCTTCAGGCCCCACGGGTCGAACGCGAGCGTCTTCGGGAAGCCCTCGTAGACGACGCGGACGAGCTCGTGCAGCTCGGCCGAGCGGAACAGGTGGGGCTCGTCGACGCTGGTGAAGGTCGGCAGGTAGCCGTCCTTCGACCCGGCCTTGGCGGTGACGACGTAGAGCTTGCCGTCGCGCCGGGTGTTGAAGGTCTCCTCGACGCCGGCGTCGACGAACTCAGACAGCGGCCCCTCGGCCATCATCTGCCGCGCCCGGGTGTAGGCGAGGTCCTTGGCCTGGGTCTGCGTGGTCGCCAGGAACGGGATGTCCGGGTCGATCACCGGCACGCCGACCGGCTGGCCGTGCGCGTCGAAGCCGTCGCAGCGCACCGGCGCCTCGCCGTCGGGCCCGAGCTCGGCGGCGCCGACGGCGCCGGCCATCTCGGTCTTCGCGGTGCCCTTGGCCCGGCTGTAGACGATGTCCTGGTGCTGCCGGCGGCCCGCGAGCTCGTGCCCCTGGGGGTAGACCTCGTAGGCGGCATAGATCAGTGCCTTGTGCTCGAGCGTCGGCCGGTACGGCAGGCCGCGAACGGGGCCCTGGCCGTGCACCAGGCGCTCCTCCATCCACTGGACGACCTGCGGGCCGAGCGTCGGCGGGAGCTCAAGCTCCTCGCCGACGTCGACGACGGTCACCCGCCCCGGACCAGCCGCAGCCGTCGCGGGTCGATCGACGCGTCGTCCGGCTCGGCGAGAGGCGCGTCAGCAGATGAGTCGTCCGGGCCCTGGGCTGACGCGTCGTCTGGCTCGGCGAGCGGCGCGTCGGCGATCTCCCACCCGAGCAGCCGCCGGCCGCGCGGGCTGAGGCCGAAGCGGTCCTCGAGCTGGCGGATCTCGGCGAGCAGCCTGCGGTCGCCGTCGATCAGCGCCGTCTGCTGCAGCTGCGCGAGCCGCAGAAGCGAGGGGACGTCGTACTCGGTCCAGCGCGTCGCCATCGGCGACGCCCAGATCAACGCCCAGTACTGGCGCGTCCACTCGACCCAGATCAGGCCGGACGGCAGCTCGGGCGCGGGGCCCTGGCGGCCCTCGGCCGGCAGAGCGCCCTCGCCGGCCACGTGGTTGCGGCGGCGCCGGCGCGACGGCGGCTTCGGCTCAGCTGGCATGCAGCCCCCAGCTGTTTGAGGCGCGACCCGAGCGCGAGGCGCCGGTCAGGGAGCCGTCGGGCAGGCGGACGACCGCGGTGACGGTGACGAGCGCGAGCTCGCACCGGTCCGGAAGCTCGTCGACGAGCTTGTCGCCGAGCTGCGCGGCCGACTGGCCCACGAACGTGTCCGCCCGGCGGCGGCGCACAGGCGCCAAGCGCGGCGAGACACCCCGAGGAGCCGCCCCTGCACTCCTATACGCGGCCAGAGGCCCCGAAGTGCTCAACGGGGCGTCATGGTCCTGACGATCCGGGAAAACGGGAACCGTACAACCAGAGAGGGACCCACCTGCGGCGGTCCCGCCCCCTCCCCGCGCATCGGCCGCGGGCACTGACGCCCCCCCACCCCCCGACGCCTCCACGCCGGCCCGCGCGTTCGCTGGCTCGACGGCGTTCGCCGCGGACGCGCCGGGCGGCCGCCGTGCGCGGCCGGGCTCGGCGCCCGGGATGGCGACGGCATTGAGCTCGAGCCTGGTGACGCGTGAGTGCGCGGCCTCGAGCTGGCGGTCGAGCTCGACGCCGTGCCGGATCGAGCGGGCCAGCTGCTGGCTGAGCTCTACCTGGTGGGCGAGCGCGCGGCTCAGCCGCCCGTCGAGCTGGTCCAGCTCGGCGAGGCGGCCGTCGAGGCGCTCGCGCTCGAGGCGCTGCTCGCGCGCGCGGACGCACATCGCCTGCTCGCGGT